GACGATGATGACGCCGACGATGATGCTAAAAAAGAGGATGCAAAAGACTCAAAGAAAAAGGAAGACTCTACTAAAGAAGTAGAAGAAACTGAAGAAGATACCGATGACGATTCAGAAGAAGACTCGAACCAGATTACCAACTTATTCGAAGCAATTGCTGAACAGTTGGGATTGATCGTAGATGAAGACGATGAGGAGCATAAGAAGCCTACTACTGTAGAGAGTCTGGTTACATACTTTAAAGAAGTAATTGAAGAAAATTCAGTTCCTACATACGCAAGTGATGAAGTAATGGAACTAGATGAGTATGTACGCAATGGTGGCAAACTAACCGACTTTATTAAGGCTGTAGAAGAGATAGATTATTCTACTCTAGATATCACTGATGAAGACAATCAGAAAAGGGTTGTTACGGCCATTCTAAGAGAAAAAGGATGGAGTGCTGATAAAATTGATAAGAAGATTACCAGATATGAAGACGCTGGTGTATTGGAAGACGAAGCAGAAGAAGCAATAGAATTATTAAAAGGAATTGCTACAGAAAAGAAAGAAGCGCTATTAGAAGACCAAAAAATTAAAGCAGCAGACGCAAAAGAAAGGCAACAAAAGTTTTATACTGACGTTGTGAATGAAATAAAGGGATTGTCCGACATTAGAGGTATCAAGATTGCAAAAGAAGATAGATCTAAATTAGCCGATTATCTTTTAAAGCCTGACGCAAATGGGGTCACGCAATATCAAAAAGACTATTCTAAAGGAGGCGTTAGAAACCTATTAGAATCTGCCTATTTTACAATGAAGGGAGATGTCCTGATTAACTCTGCAAAAAGTGAAGGCAACTCAACTGCAATGCAGAAATTAAAGAATAGTTTGAAAACTACTGGTGCTGGTAAAAGCACGCGTAGGGTAAACAGTGGGACTGCTGAACCTATATGGGTCAGTGTTGCACAACAACTTAATAATAAATAATATAAATACTAGTATTTATGGATAACGGAATTTTAAATAATTTACAGTTATATAAAGGCAAATGGTTCTCTGATCTTGTAGATGAGAATATGCTATCAAATGCGATGCTTGTTAAGCCTCACGAAATATCAACAATTGTATCTTATGTATTTGGTACAAAAGATGACGGTTATAGTTCATCTCTTGATATGATCACAGGCGGTCTTGGCAACGTAATGACAATTGACCAACGTAGTTACGAATGGTCGGTTATGATTGACGCCGATAGAGCTGTTACAATTCGCTCTGCTAAATGGCAGGGAACAGAAATTACTGCTGCAACTGCTGATACAGTTATGGCTGGTATTGGAAATACGCCAATCTTATTGGCAGTAGAAGACAAATGGTTTGGACCAGGTGCAATCATTGAACTTGACGATAAAGAGTTTCAATTACGCGTTTCTGGAACACCTTACCAAGATGGTAACGAATGGGTTTATACTTGTTTTGTTGCAGACGGTATGTCTACTTCTTATATTCCTAATGATCTATTGCTTCCAGGCAAACAGGTATCTCGTTTAGCATCTGCTTATGAAGAAGGTTCTGAAGAAGCCGATATCCTGAACTATAGCACTCATTTCAAAATGAGAAACAACTTGACAACTATGCGTCTTTCTTATGATATAACTGGTTCTGCTTATTCTACAGTACTAGCAATCGCTTTGAAAGATCCTAAGACTGGCAAGACTTCTTATTTGTGGTCTGACTTCCAGGAATGGAAAGCTATGCGTGAATGGATGAAGAGATGTGAAAGAGCATTGGTATATAATAAATCAAGTATTAACGCTAACGGAACAACTGATTTGGCTGGTTCTAATGGTCGTCCAGTTTATATTGGTGCCGGTTTGCTTCAGCAGATTGCTCCATCTAACAGACGTTACTATACTGAACTTAGTGCTGAACTTTTGGAAGATTTCTTGTTTGACCTTTCTTATAACATCTTAGGTTCTAGCGAACGTAAGTTTGTTGCTTTGACTGGTGAAATGGGTATGCGTGAATTCGACAAAGTATTGAAAGCTAAGGCTAACACAATGACATTAACCGATACAGTATTTGTAAGTGGTTCAGGTCAGGCGTTGACATTAGGAGGTCAGTTCATTTCATATAATATGACGAACGGCATCTCTCTTACTTTGAAACATATGCCTTTGTATGACGATACTACTCATAATCGTAAACTTCACCCACTTAGTGGTAAGCCATTAGAATCATATAGATTTACATTCCTTGACGTTTCTCGTAGAGATGGCGAAGCTAACATCGTTAAGGTAGTTAGAAAAGGACGTGAATTTGTACAGTGGTATACAGGTGGTGCAGTAGCTCCAGGTGCTGGATATGGTAAATCAATCTCTACTTTGAGATCTAATGCAAAAGACGGTTACGCAGTTCACTTCTTAGGTGAAATGGGTATTATGGTTCGTGATCCACGTGCATGTGGTGAATTGATTCTTGATGTAGAAGCATAAATAATATATAAGGATGGGGAGATGATGGGTCTCCCCTAACTTATTTTTAATAATTTAAAGGAGTAATCTATCAATATTGATATGGAAGTAATACTTAGATTTAAAACAAAAGACCCTTGGGCAGGCATCACCAAGTATAAAAACTGCTATGATTATATTGCACCGTATTGGACTAGATCAGGTAATAAATACACAGGTCTTACTGAAGACGAAGCAAAGAGATTAGAAAAAGAAATAGGTTATGCAGAAGGAACGTTGTCCCCATATAGTGATTATTGGAATACGTTTGCAATTAAGATAACCACAAAAGAAATTATTTTACATACCGAAAGGTCATACGATGAGTTACAGTACCTGTTCTTAAAGGGACACAAACGTGTAGCCAATGGTATCAACAATGTAAAACCAAACAATGATTATATCCTTATCAACAAGGATTCTGAAGCAGAAGAAGCTAACAGACTGAATAAAGTTAAACGTCAGGCAATCGTTGAATTCAATAAACTATCATTAGATGATATGCGTAAGGCATTACGTCTTTATGGATTCAAGTCAGATGCAATGAGTAATGAGCTTATAGAAAGCAAACTATTTGAATTAGTTGAAAAAGATCCAAACAAGTTCTTCTTGATATGGGTTAATAACAAATCAAAGAATACTCAGTTTATTATTGAAGCGGCTGTAGCTAAAAATATCATACGTAAGTCTCGTAATATCTTTTATTATGGTACCGATATAATCGGTAACAGTATGGAAGATGCTATTGCTTACTTGGATGATAAAAAGAACCAGGATTTGAAGATGGTTATAATGCAAGAAATTGAATCAAAATAATGAAAAACAAAGATATACTCACAGGCTTTGATATTGAATTGGATAAGAATGCAGTCAATATAGGTATCTCTGGATGCCCGGCGTTTTTACCTGCAGAAAAATGTTACTGGTTAAATAAAGCGTATTTGCAATTAATAATGCGTAAATTTACCGGCAATAATACTCTACAGGCAGGATTCGAAGGTGGTGTGAAAAGGATCTTTGACTTAGAAAAACTTATCAAAACAGACTATTCGCTTGGTGATGGGGATGACCTATTACCAGATGAAAACAAGACTTTGTTATTCAATAGCAATAGTAATACGCTCACTATTAATGACTTTACCAAAAGTAAAGTAAGATTGTTATTTATAACTGCTGTACTAAGGTTTGGGAATCAATCCACAACGATTAGTCTCATTGAGCATAAGGATGCGGATAAGTTTTTAAAAACATATAATAATAATCCTTGGATTGAAACCCCGGTTGCCGTAGTAAGGGATAATAAAATAGTTATTTATTTGGATACTGAATCAATGGTTGCCCCATATAGGGTGGACCTTACTTATGTAAAGTATCCCTCAACAATAGACTATACTACACCAGAGACCGATATTATTGAAATACCAGAATACATGTGGAATGAAGTAATTTCATTAGCTACATTATTAGCATTAGATAATATAGAGTCACAAAGACTAGAGGGCAATTCTGAATTAAATAAACTTAGCGAATAATGACACATAGACAATTACAAATAGGTTTTGAACGCGCTGCTAAGTTAGCGGACCCTACTTTAGAAATTGAGAACAAACTCAATTCTGATACTATATTTGCTTGTCTAAACATTGGTAAAGATAAGTTTATAAAGACCCGTTATTCAGGTTATAATTCAAAAGCCGAAGGATTTGAGGAAACTCAAAAACGTATAGATGACTTACGTACACTAGTTACGATAGAACAGTATGATACTATTACAGATAATAGTATAACTCTCCCGGAAGATTATTTATTTACTTTAGGTGAAACGGCGAGTATATCCAGTTCTACAAGTCCCTGTTGGCCTAAGACAGGTGATACCCCAATAGTAAAAACTACAGATGTTACGGAAGCCACAATAGAAAATGTAGATGCAATATTAGCAAATACTTTATCAGAATATAGGCTGCGATTAAATAAAGCAAAACCTATAAGACTCTATCAAGGAAATACTATCAAATTTTTTACAGATGGCAATTATTCAGTAGTAGGTTATAAACTAACTTACTTAAAACAACCTATGAAGATAGGTGATATTGCTACATTAAGTACGGAATACACAGACTTACCTGAGCACACGCATCAAGAAATAATCAATATCGCGTTGCAATATTATATGTCAGTTAAAGGTACACCACAAATACAAGTGTTTGCAAACGAAGTAAACACAATGGAATAAAAACTAAACGCAATCGTTTAATTAATTAAAAACAAATATATATGTTAAATCATGTAAACACGGTACTTATTGGTACCAACTGTCCTGCTACTTATTCTAACGAAGCTGCTTTAGCAAAGGGCGACGTTGCTTTGTTCGACGAAAACAAGAAACTTTTAACTAGTGCTGCTGAAGCAGAAGCTGCATCTGCAGTTTATGTAGGTGTTGCTGCCGACACATATAGTGTTACCGATAACGCTGGTACATTAACTACAAAACGTGAGATTAAGTTCTCTATGCCTATTCAAAAAGGTTCTAAACCTACTATGGTTTATGCTGATTATGTAGCTCCTACTGAAGATGCAATTGAAATTGCATTCTCTGGTTCTACTATTGAAATTGGTCATCGTTTTGTTTTGAGACTGGTTTATGGCGACATTTATGAAGCTCCAGGTCAGTTTACTCACACTTATGAGGTTATTGCAACTTCAACTAGCACAGCTGATTTAGCTGCTGCATTCTTAGCTAAGATCAACAAACACGTAAGCCGTAGAGTAGATGCTTCTATCTATGCTGGTGTTAAGGCTACCAAGGCAATTGGTGGTATTACATTTGAAGCTGTTAATGCTGGTGTTGCTGGTAATGATATCACTGTTCAGTTCTTAGTTGCAGGTAGTGCTGCTATTACTGTAACTAACA